CAGTACGAGGATGTGGTATGGGAATCTTTAAACGATACAATCAATACAATAGAAAATGTTCTTGAAAGAATGGAACAGGGTGATTGAGCGACACCCTGACACAAAAAAGGTTCGCTTCCTTATCGACGGCCAGATTGTTACGCCGGCGTCACACGGTTACGAGGGCGGTCTGTTGACCATCACTATGACCGAGCCCACTATATGGGGCAACAACCACCCCCGACAGGCGGAGTGGGAAGCTTTGTGGGACAAGCACGTCCCGGAAAGCGGTGAGGCCGACACGCCGTATGGCGAGGCCATCCGTGCCTTGGGTCGTCTTCAGTACGACTACTACAACAACGGGTTCTGCAACGCCTTGCAAGGCGGTAGAATCACTGACTTCTACTTGGACTTCATCGACAGCATCCAAGAGATTGGGTACAACATGGGGGGCTTCAGGGATTGGATGCGCACCCAGCGCTACCCCGACTGCGACTACGACATCCACGCCGCCCGACAATTCAATGCCATCACCGAATACATTTTAAATCATGATTCACACAACGAGTAACTACGAGCAGTTCGACTTCAACGAACTCAACCGAGGCGTCGACGACGCCCATGTCCGACGCCTAACCAAGAACATAAAGGTTCACGGCTTGGTACAACCCATCATCGTCACTGCCTCAGGGCATATCATAGACGGACAACACCGCTTCCATGCGTGCCGAGAGTTGGGGTTGCCGTTACAGTACATCATCCGTGACGAGATGGAGATGTCTGATGTCGTTCAGCTCAACAACATGAGCAAGCCATGGTCTGTAATGGACAAGGTGGAGAGCTTTGCTGCGCAGGGCAATCAGAACTACATCAAGCTCTTGGAGTTCCATGCTGAGTGCAAAGAGGTAGAGCCCAAGTTTTCTATCCGTTCGGCATCGTTCCTTGCCCAAGGCAGTAGCGCTCATTCCAACAAGAAGAATGGAACCAGCCTTGGCAGCGGCAATTGGAAGTTCCGGTCGAGCAAGGAAGACGCCTTGAAGCGATTGTATGCTTTGAGTCAGTTCAATAGGTTCCCTTTCTACCTCCACAACAACTTCGTCACGGCCTTTCTTCGGTGCATGCGCACCGTCGATGACTTCGATTGGAAGGAGCTGTTGAAGAAGGCGGAGATGAACCCACATATGTTCATCCATGCCGGGACCACACAAGAGTACATGCGCATGTTCGAGATGGTATACAACCACAAGAAGCGCAGCCATCTGAGGTTCTTCTAATGACTGTGATACTACACCTTGACGGAAGCCGGGAGGAGGTAAAGGGCCCCCTCTCTCTCTACGATATGCAAAAGATGGTAGGCGGTTTGATTGAGCTTGTCTACCTCCCAAACGAAAATTTTATTGTGGTCAACAAGGACGCTCCTTCATTGGGCTTGCCTACCAACATGGCCGCATCTAACATTGCAAGCCGCGTGTTGGTCGGCACCGCTATTATTACAGACGAACTAAAATGAAACGAGAAATTTTTGAAAGCTATGCCAGCCTTGTCGCTGACCGGTTCGGCATCACCCGCGAAGAGATGTTCACCAAGGACAAATCTCGCCGCCTATCTGACGCACGCCATGTGCTGTACTACCTCTGTCACCAGAGGCAAATCCCTCAACAATACATCAGACACTACATGGGTCAGAACGGTTACAACATAGACCTGCCCTCTATCGGCCACGGTTTGAAGCGTGTGGAGACACACATATCCAACGACCCTGACTACACCACCCTAATCAACCAATTGAAATGAGTAAAGATTCAGTTTACAATCGCCTCAAGGCCATCGACGTCCGGCCCAAGGCAGAGAAGAAAGGACGTGCCGACTACCTCTCTTGGGCTCACGCTTGGGACATGTTGAAGAGTGTATACCCTGATGCTCAGCGCGTTATTTACGAGCAACCTGAGACGGGCCTCAACTACTTCACCGATGGCAAGACAGCTTATGTCAAGGTGGGCATTGTGGTCAACGACTTGGAGCACATAGATATGCTTTGTGTGATGGACCACCGCAACAAATCCATCACTGTCGACAAGCTTTGCAGCTTCGAGGTTAACAAGACCATACAGCGCGCCACGGCTAAGGCCATTGCGATGCACGGCCTTGGACTTTCTCTGTGGACAGGTGAGGATGTACCGTCGCCCCCCTCCGAGGCCAAGGAAGCCCCCTCTAAAGAGCCGGCACAGCGCATCAGCCTCGAGGTAGACGATGAGAACTGGGCTAAGGTGTTGAAGTACGTGGTGGCCAACAAGGACAAGGGCATCGACGAATTGCTCAAGAACCTGCGCACCAAGTACAAGGTCAGCACCAAGGTTCAGAAGGCTTTGAAGGACAACATCGGATGAGCGATATCATCGAGCAGTTGCGTGACGACGCCAACTACTACGGGAAGGTAGGCAGGCAGTTCTTGTCCAACTCGGACATCAAAACCCTGCTTACCAACCCGTCGATGTATGGCGTACCCACTCCTGACAACCCGGCCTTTGCAAAGGGCAGGCTCTTCCATCAGCTCATCCTCGAGCCGGAAAAGGCTGCCGATGTGGACTGCGTCAATACCGCAAGCCGCAACAGCAAGGCTTACAAAGAGGCTTGTGCCGAGCGAGGCAAGGAGTTCATGCTCTTGTGCAAAGAGATGGACGACATAAAGCGACTGACCGACACCATGCTTTCCAACCTTGACTTCTTCGACGCCATCCGCGACGACGCCAACGTGTATGAGGAGCCCGCCGTGGGCACCATCATGGGCAAGGAGTTCAAGGGTAAGGCAGACATCCTTGGTGCAGAGCGCATCATCGACCTGAAAACAACAGGCAAGATTGACGACTTCCGGTACTCGGCCCGGAAGTATGGATATGACAGCCAATGCTACATCTACCAAAGCCTATTCGGCAAACCGCTGGTGTTCTTCGCCATCGACAAGACAACGGGTATGATGGGCATGTATGAGCCGAGCCAAGACTTTATCCTACGTGGCAGGGATAAGGTAGAGAGAGCCATCGAAGTACACGACAAGTTCTTCGGTACCGATGCCACACAATCGATTGAAACCTTTTATATCAAACAGACGTTATGAGTGAACAGAAAGAAAGGGTCTTTGCACCCGCTATGAATTGGAGCCAACCCCGTGACGGAGCTCCTGACTTTGTCAAAGCCAAGTTGGGCATCAAGGTAGAGGAGTTTGTTGCCTTCCTCAACGAGAACGCCAAGCCTTCGGGATGGATTAACTTCGAGATGAAGGAAGCCCAAGACGGGCGCTACTACTTCGAGCTCGACACTTGGGAGCCCAAGCCTCAGGACTCACGAGACGACGAGGCGCCTTTCTAAGGTTGTTTCGATTGCCAAAAATGGGAGGGGGCTTCGGCCCCCTCTTTCATCCCGTGACGCGGGTGTCGTTTTTGGTTTGCCTCTACTCTCTCTTTTACTTTCTTTACTTTCTCTTCTTCTCCTACGTATACGGGAAGAAAAATCGACATTTCTGTCACAGGTACTGAGTATCAATAAACTAACCCTAAAATATCGACACAAAATCGACACCGCCATGTCAAGAATCGTCACAATCTTCAAGGATATCAAGGAAACGGAGACTCCGTTCCACCGCTCCGTGGACTTTGTGCTTGGTAGAATCCGCGATGGAGCGTCCAAAGAACTGGTCACTCGCATCCGCAAGGAGAAGGATAAGTCCGCCCGCAACGAGCTCAAGAAGGGGCTCCCTGCGGTATGTTTCTCCGGCACATTCAACAAGCGCAACGACGCCAACCTCATGGAGCACAGCGGCTTCATCTGCTTAGACTTCGATGGTTACAATACCAAGAAGCTAATGATGGCAGAGCGCGAGCGGCTGAGCAAAGACAAGTACGTCTTCTCCGTCTTCACCTCTCCCTCCGGCAACGGCCTCAAGGTTTTGGTCCGCATCATGCAGGACCCGGACAACCACACTAACTACTTCAACGCACTGGAGAAGCACTTCAACTCTGAGCACTTCGACAAGACGTGCAAGAACATAAGCAGGGTGTGCTACGAAAGCTTCGACCCGCTCATATACATCAACGAAGACTCCTCGGTATGGGCCAAGGTCGAAGAGGCAGAGTACGTAGAGGTGGAGGTACAGCGCGACGCACCCACCATACCCATCACCGATGAGAACAAGGTCGTAGACATACTGCTCAAGTGGTGGACGAAGAAGTATGGCATGGTAGACGGAGAGCGCAACCAGAACCTATACAAGTTGGCTATGGCGTTCAACGACTTCGGCGTAAACCGCAGCCTCGCCTCGCACATACTCCGTCAGTTTGAGCAGCCCGACTTCAAGTCCCAAGAGATAGAGCGCACCTTGGCTTCGGCGTATAGCAACACCGCCAACTTCGGTACGCGATACTACGAGGACTCGGACCGCATCAACAGCATCAAGGCACAGCTCAAGCGCGGCGTATCAAAAAAAGAAGTCCGCTCCCAACTCAAGGAGTCCAAGGTTGAGAGCGATGTAATCGACTCTGTCATAGAGCGGGTAGAGAAAGAGAACGAGGAGCAAACCTTTTGGACCAAGACCGAGAAGGGCGTCATCAAGATTATCCCTTTGGATTTCAAGACTTTCCTTGAAGACAACGGGTTCTATAAGTATTGTCCCGAGGGTAGCAAGAACTATGTTTTCGTTAGGGTCACCAACAACCTCATCGACCACACCACGGAGAAGGAGATAAAGGACTTCATCCTCGGCTACCTCTTGGAGCACGACGACAAGACCATCTACAACTTCTTCGCCGATGCGGTACGGTATTTCCGTGAGGAGTTCCTTACCCTGCTGGCTACCATAGACGTGTACTTCATGGAGGACACGGCCACCACGGCATACCTATACTACAGGAACTGTGCGGTTCGGGTTACGCCTGACGAAGTCAAGGGCATAGACTACCTCGACCTCGGTGGGTACGTATGGAGCGACCACATCATAGACAGGCAGTTCGATTCTTGCGACCACGAAGGCTTCGACTATCAGAAGTTCATAGCCAATATTTCTGGCAGCGATGCGTCTCGTACGCAAAGCATGGAGAGCACCATCGGATATATGCTTCACGGATACAAGAACCTAAGCTATTGCCCGGCTGTGATACTCAACGACGAGGTCATCAGCGACAACCCTGAGGGCGGCACCGGCAAGGGACTGTTCATGTCTGCGCTATCCAAGATGAAGAAGCTGGTCGTCATCGACGGCAAGGCTTTCGCTTTCGAGCGCAGCTTCCCATACCAACTCGTAAGCGCTGACACTCAGTTGCTTTGCTTCGATGACGTGAAGAAGAACTTCGACTTCGAGCGGCTATTTAGCGTTGTTACAGAGGGGTTGACGTTGGAGAAGAAGAACAAGGACGCCATCAAGATTCCTTTCGAGAAGTCCCCCAAGATTGGCATCACCACCAACTACGCTATCAAGGGTGCGGGCAACAGCTTCGCACGCAGGAAATGGGAGCTGGAGCTACACCAATACTACAGCAAGGGCTTCACGCCTATCGACGAATTCAAGAAGCACTTCTTTGCCGATTGGGACGACGAGGATTGGTGCAAGTTCGACAACTACATGGTCTCGTGCCTTAGTGGATACCTCGACACCGGCTTGGTAGAGAGCGAGTTCATCAACCTTGGTATCAGGCAGCTCAGTGCGGAGACGAGCCACGATTTCATAGAGTGGTGCGGCCTAGTCAACGGTGAGCAAAACAAAACCATTGAGCCCTACGTCAAGCTGTACAAGAAGGACGTATACCTAGACTTCGTGCAGGAGTACCCTGACTACGGACCTACGGCCAAGCAGAGCATCTCCCGCACCAAGTTCTACAAGTGGTTGGTGTCGTACTGCATGCACAAGTATGGCATAGCTCCGGAAGAGGGGCGCGATAGGCTTGGGCGTTGGTTACGCATCCGCAACAAGCACGAGGGCGAACAGCAAAGCGAGATGACATGGAGCTAAGGAATTATCAGAAGCGCATCGTACACCGTGCCAAGCGCATCCTCGAGCAACACCGTTTCGTATACCTCGCTATGGAGGTGCGCACCGGGAAGACCCTCACCTCCCTGAGTATAGCGGAGGAGATGGGTGTCAACAGCGTCTTGTTCTTGACTAAGAAGAAGGCTCTGGGAAGCATAGGTGAGGACGCCAAGATGTTGTGTCCCTCGTATGAGTTCTTCGCCATCAACTACGAGAGCATGCACAAGCTCCCGCAAAAAAAGTGGGACCTTGTTATCCTCGACGAGGCGCATGGATTAGGGGCTTTCCCCAAGCCTAGCAAGCGAGCCAAGGACGTGCGCAACCTCATCCGTGGTAGCTATGTCGTATTGCTTTCGGGTACGCCTACGCCAGAGTCGTACAGCCAGATGTACCATCAGGTGTATGGCATCCCAAGCAATCCGTTCCGTAGCTACAAGAACTTCTATCGGTTCTGCGACGACTACGTTGACGTGAAGACGCAGATAGTAAACTCCCTTCCCATTAAGTTCTACAACAATGGATTGCCGTCTATCCTTACGGCTATGCAGCCATACATGATTAGCTTCAGCCAGCGCGAGGCCGGCTTCAAGAGCGACTTGCGGGAGCACATCTTGCGTGTCCCCATGGAGGGGCGGACGTACGATATGTGCAAGCGGCTGCGCAAAGACAGGGTGATAGATGGACAGGAGGAGGTCGTCTTGGCCGACACCCCGGTCAAGCTTATGCAGAAGCTACACCAGATGTACTCCGGCACCGTTAAGTTCGAGAGCGGCAAAGCCATGGTCTTCGACCACAGCAAGGCGCAGTTCATCTACGATAGGTTTTGTCGAGATAAGATTGGCATCTTTTATAAGTTCAAGGCTGAGCTAGAGGCGCTCAAGACCGTGTACGGCGATGAGCTTACCACGGACCTGAAGGAATTTGAGGAGGGCGACAAGAGCATAGCCCTACAGATTGTCAGTGGGCGGGAGGGCATCAGCCTACGTCAGGCTTCAGCCTTGGTATACTACAACATCGACTTCTCCGCCACAAGCTATTGGCAGTCGCGCGATAGGATGACGACCAAGGACAGAACCGAGAGCGATATCTATTGGGTCTTTGCTGAGAAGGGCATAGAGACACAGGTATACAAGGCCGTTACCGAAAAGAAAGACTACACTTTGAATCACTTCAAAAAATGGAATACAAAAATGATTTTCGATACGACCTAAAGGTGGGACACAAGGGCGAGCGGTACCTTGCCGCCGTCCTTGAGGGCAGTACCATCGAGGTCAAGACTGACAGTTGGATTGCCAAAACCAAGCGGGTTGCCGTGGAGTTCGAGAGCCGTGGCAAACCCTCCGGCATTGCAACTACCGAGGCGGACTACTGGTGCTTCATATTCAATGAGAGAGGTGCCAAAAAATCCTTCATCATGGTAGACACAGACAAGCTGAAAGATATATCCCGACGTTACTGGGAAATGGGTAGCATCAAGAACATGGGTGACAACAACACGTCACGCGCCATTATGATACCGCTCTGCGAATTCGTTTTTACCTTGTAGGTGGGATGACGGAGCAGAAGATTCAGACACGCCGTATCAAGGAACTTGAAGAGCAGGGATACTATGTTATCAAGCTTATCAAGACCAACAAGAACGGTATCCCTGACCTCATTGCCATCCCACCTGATAGCGGAGTAATATTTTCTGAAGTCAAGAGACCCAAGGGAGTAGTGTCTAAGTTGCAGGAGTACAGGATGAAAGAGCTAAGGCAACATGGAATCGAGACCGAGGTATATCGAGGTTGATTCCTCGTACGAGTTGGACGAGGGGTTCGTTGATGGCGTTATGGAACTTAGCGCCCATCACCGCATCCGGGTCTTACGCCAAATAAATAGTGCCATCGAAGAATTGGAATACACGTATGACGACACCACTGTTGCCGGGGGTCGTGTGGGTTCCGAGGTCTTCTATCAATTCGAATACTTTAATATGGAGGGTTGGATTCCAGTCCTCCTCGACTTTAAGCTTGTCCAAGTCGACGACTACTTGGATATGCTTGTCGACAATAAACTAGTCATATCATGATTCCAGCACAAGACCCCAAAGAAGTTCGCCGCCTTTCCGACATCTGTTTCACTGGCTTCGGCTCAGACGTATTCACGCGTTGCCGCAAGCGCAAGCACGTCGACGGACGCATCGCCTTCTCGCTCTTGCTTCGCGAGCAGGGCCTCGGATGCTCCGACATAGGTAGGATTCTAGACCGCAACCATGCTACTGTATTGCACTACTGGTCTCGCGGCGAGGCTCTTATGGAGACCGACAAAGTTTTCTTGAAGCGCTTCGTCAAGTGCCGAGAGGAATACTCTGGCAAGGAGCCGGTGTACTACTACTCTGCTCCGGAGCTACGCAAGAAGTTTATGGAGCTACGCAACGAGCGCAACAAGATGTTCGTTGAGCTTCAAGCATACAAGCAGCAAGCCAAGGAGGACCGCCACCTCGCGGACATCTTCAACGTTATCCGCTGGCGCACCAAGCGCGACAACGTGGAGCAAACCATGCACAAAATCAACAGGCTATACAACGGATTATGAAGTGCCCGCAGTGCCGTAAGAACATGATGTGGACTGGTGACCACGACTCCGACGAGGACGGTCACGAAGGAATCATGGTCTCATGGCGCTGCGTAAACGAGGAGTGCGAGATACGCGGCGTCGACGTACACTGGTTAATCTAGGTCCTTGTATATCTCCTTGATGTACAAGCGCCGAAGGTCTTTGTACATGGGGATGAAGCCGAACATACCACCAAGCTCAAGGTAAAGGCGGTTGAACTCTGCCTCCTGACGGTCGATTGCCGAACCCTTCACTCTGTCTTTTTCGGTGGCTTTTTTGATTGCCAATACTCCAGTACGCGCAGGGGCTCCATACGGACCGAGTGACGCAGTAACAACATCATTAATGGCCTTGTATGGCCTGCGCTCCGCAGCTTTAAGGTCTATCAAGGGCATCATGATACGCTCGTCGTAGTCATAGTCGTCGGGGTGCAAGTAGTTCTCGTTGAGGTTTTCTACCAGCATACCCTTCAGTCCCCTTCCAACCTGTCCTGACGTACGCCCAAACACAAGCGACGTAGCGCCGGTAAGGAGTGCGTCTCCTATCAAATCTCCGGCCTCTTTCTCGTCGTCGTCGTCAGTGAATCCAAGAGCCTTGTCCAGCTCACGGCGGAGGATATCTACGATGAATGAGTAGAGCACCATACGTGCCGAGGTGGCGATAATCAAACTGCGACCCTCGCCCCTACTGATGGTTCCATTACCGATAGCCGCCTGTATAGCCGTCCTAGCAGTGGCGTACTCGAAGATGAGGAATCTCGTCATGTATGAGTTGGCCATGGCAAACCAACTCTGAACGGAACTATCGTCGGGCCGGATGGTTCCGCGTAGGATACCAAGGAACGCGTTGTCAGTAGCTCCGGTACGCACGGACGCATCGTCAGCAGCATCGGTAGCTGCCTTGATGGCGTCTTCGTACTGGTTCATATACGCCTCGTCGTTCTCTGCCAGCTTGGTGAAGTCTACCTCTTGCCCCGTCTGCTCCTTGAACGTATTCGAGAACACACCAAACCACACTGGTTGAGTAACCATCTTATCCGGTGTGGTAATCATCCAGTCGGCAAGCTGCGAAGTGACCTTCGCGTCTTGAAGCCTTTGTGCAGTTTGCGCCCAAATCTGCTTGAGGTTGTTTTCTACCGCTCCACCAACCCGGCTTTGGTCGGGGCCGAGCGATGTGCGCAGGGAGTCGACCACGCGAGAGCTGATGGTGTCAGACTTGGGGAAGAGTCGAGTCGTCTGAACGCTACCTACGTTGCGGAGGATGTCTACACCGCTGTGCTCCCTCATCGTCTTGACGTCCCGCATCATGCGCACCCCCTCTGCGAACCCGCCGGGGTTGGCAAAACCTACGAAAGCAAGGTTGGACAACAACTCCGCAATAAACCTTGGACCATCTGCCAAAGCCATGCGGTACGCTTGCTTCTTTACGAACTCAAGAAGCTTATCGAACTGCGTGTTGATGGTATACGACTGCACCAGCACGTCTGCAATAGCAGTGTTGATGGCGCCTCTCTTTCCTGTTAGCGCATCTCTCAGACTTCTCTGTGCCGCAGTCAGCCCCTTCACCCCCTTCAAGTCGTTGGCCATACGTCCGGCTGTACGCACCGGCTCGGTCATATAGTAGTCGGTCAGGACGAACTTGGCGCCACGGTTGGCCGAAGCGAACGGGTCGAAGTTAACGGGGCCGATACTTCCGGTACGCACCTCCAAGTTTTTGGCCCGCGTCGAGGGCCGCATGTTCTGGTTGACTTGCTCAATCAATCCCTTTACGCCGTCCAATCCTGCCGGTTGGTCATCCTTGAGTGAGATGCGGTGGAAGTATTGCGAGAACGGACGGAACGGAACGCCACGGATTACGCCAGCTACGTATTGCGCCTTGGGCGTAAGCTCATCGTTGATAGCACGAATCTCTTCGGCTACTGCCTTCTCCTCCTCGTTCAAGCTGGCTTCGATTTCGTCAGCCGTCTTGCCCTTTATCTCTTCGAGTATGCCCTCTAGCATCTCGGTCGTCTTTCCGGTGTAGTACGCTTCGCCTACGCCATCAGCATCGATGGTTGCCTGCAACAGGTCTTCGGCTGAGAAGACGCCGTCGACACCGACGTTGTTCTCAAACTCTCGCTGCATCATGTACGCTCCGATGATGAACTTGGAGCGCGTTATGGCGTTCGGGTTACGCTTGTACTTTGAAACCAGTCTAGCCTCTACCTTATCGAGGCGCTCCTGAATGGATATCATCTCGGAGTTGTACTGCGCGTATGCCTTAGCCAGAGGCTTGAACACGGCGTCGTATACGCGGGTGCTCTTGAAGTCCCCGAGCACTTGGTCTATGTATCTCAGAGGGTTGCGCTTGATGAGTTCTAGGGTAGCGTTGGGACCGCCAAAGACGCCAGCCACTTTCGAGTACGCCAACTTCCTCTTGGGGATACGCGCCTCCTTGATGGCCCGCTCCACCTGCCTAGCCTTCTGGTGGGCATCCATCTTCTCCACCAACACCTGCGCCATGTGCGGCAGGAACCCGTTCTCGATGTTGTCGGCTACGCGCAGGGCGTTCTTCAGTTCCGGAAGCGTCAGCCCCTCTACCGCCTCGGACCTTACCATGCGGTAGAACTTCTTTACCAGCTCCCGCTCCTCCCGCATCCCGAAGTCTACGTCGGGCCTACGCAGCACACGTAAAGCCTGCCGCAGACGGACCATCTCCTGCTCTTCAATGCGCTTCTTCTCCTCTGCCTCCTGCTGCCTCTGACCCTCGCTCTTTTCCTCTTCCTCTACCAGCTCGGATACATACTTGCGAAGGATGTCGGCCTCCGAGGGCATTTCGTTTCCGTCAACATCCAACCGCTTCTCTTCGCTGAGTACGCCCTCTTTTACCATGGCGTTGATGGTCGAACTATACCCCTTCTTTTTGTTGGGGTAGTTCTCATACCGTGCCAGCAGCTCCTCCTTCATCGATAGCTCCTCGTCGACGGCAGTCATCACCTTCGTTGTGAGGTCGCCTACGATAACCGACTGGTCGAGGTCGAGCACAGCCTTGCGTTCGACCAGCATGTCGATGAGCATACCATATTCCTCCAATACCTCTTGGGGAATCATGGTCGCGTCGATTAGCAACAGAGTGCGTAGCATGGGCGCATAGTCCTTGTGTACACCCAGCTTGGTTTCGAACTGCTTGAACGCACGCTTGCGACGGGCGTTGAGGCGCTTCACCTCCTGCTCGTACTCCGCATTGGCAAAGACGCGTGCGGCGTAGTCGGTGAACTTCTCCACCTGCACGGGGTTGAGCGGGTCTGTTGCGGCCAGCTTCTTTAGGATGAGCGTAGCCTGCTTGCCCGTTATGAGCCCCTTGGCTTGCATCAGCTCGATATCTTTTCCGATAGCCCGCATGGCCTCGCGCATAGCGAGGGCCGTCTGCCGGGAGCTTTCGGCAATCATCCTGATTTGCCTGTTGAGGTCCTTCTTGTCGATGGTGGGTATACCGTTGTCGATACCCAGCTTTATGACCGACGGTGCGCTCTTCATTCGGCGACCCATCTGCTTTCGGACTGCCCGAACCATAGCCTCACGGCCCACATCGGATGCGTCTTTGTACAACTTGGTTCCCTTCAGGTATGCCAAGACATCCTCTTCGATACGGTCGTTGACTGCCCTTGTGCGACGCCCCTTGTTCTCGATAGCTTGGATATCCTTATCGCCACGTGCCCGTTCGCGAGTACGTTGGATGATGCCCTGCACCTCCCTGTTTACGCGTGCTGCCTTTGCCTCGTACTTGTCTATTGCCTGCTGTGCTCCGGGTCGAATGGCTAGGATGGCCTTATCGGAGAAGCCACGCTCTTTGGCGAACTGCACTACAGCGGCGGTGGACAACCCTTCCGTTGCTGCGCTCAACTTCCCCTTCTGCTGCCTTACGTTCAGACTACTCGGGGCCATCATCCCCTCCGGGAAGTCTTGATACTGGTCTTGGTACTGTTGCAGCTCTGCTTGCGCACTCTCTTCTACCTCGGCCTGAGCCAAGCTCTCTGCCGCTTCAATCTCCTCTCGGTCGGCAATGGCAGTCTCGTCGCTGGCGATTACGTCGGCGGGCTTGACGCGCTTGCCGTCTTCCACGATATAGAACCTATCGTCACGCTCTCCGAACTGCTCCACTCCGAAGCCGAACTTCTTCATGTAGCCACGGAGCTCTGACGCCAACTTAGCATCGCCAATCAGACTTCCGTCTGGACGGAACTTATACCGACCCAACACCTCCGAGGCACGCTGCTCACGGGCCTTGGGCGCCTTCACCTCGTAGATGACCGTGCCGTAGGTGGAGTTGTCCATGTCGCTACCGGGGGTGGCGTACACACCATCGTAGCCAAATGCCTTCATTACCGACGTAGACGGGCTGTCAATATTACCCGGCTCGTTGTACAGACGGGTGGCTTCCTTTGCTACCCGCTTCGCTTCAGGCATCATAGCCTTTAGTTGGGCGGTCATCTCATCAGTTTGAATAGCAGGAAACCTAAGCGCGTCTATTACGTCGAGCACCTCTTCTCCGGTAAACGTATGTGGCGTATCACTCCGATACTTTACCCTGTCGTTTATCGACCTTAGCATTTTGTGCAGGAACCAGCTTGCCGGAGCGAGGTTGTAGTCGCGAGTATCTACGGCGGTGATGTCACGGTCGTCATACTCTTCAGCCCGCTTCCTATCGGAGAAGAAGTACGCGCCAGTACCAAAGTGACCCGTTTGTCGACCCTTGCCGACCATCATGCCTCGAGGCTCAGCCTTGGAGTCTACAGCTCCGGACCGGTATACAATGGTCGGACCCTCGGTGTCTACGCTTACCCGCTGCTCGCGGGCCTTGAGCTTACTCTCCGTACGCTTGGCCTGAGCCTCGTCCACGGACATGGTACCGAGGTTGGCCACAAACTCCTTGAGCTCGCCCCGCTTTGCCTTGGATGCCTTATCCGTCTTACCCTTCAGTCCGTCCAGCTCTCGCTTCGCCTGCCGAGACAGCGTGTCTTTCCGCTGTCGCTCCTTCGACTCCTCTCGCTTGGTCAACTCCTCCACGCTGACGCCCTCGACCTCGGCCTGCATCTCAAGCATAATCTGCTTGTTCCTTGCGTCAGCCGCCGCCCGTGCCTGCTCGGTCTCTGGGCCGAACATCCCCTCAAAAATCTCCCTAGAAGTGCGCTTCTTGGCAGCAGGCTTGGCAGCCGCTTTACGCGTCGGCGCCTTCTTGGCAGCAGGCTTCGCAGGCGCTTTGCGCGTCGCCTTCTCCACGGTAGGCGCCTTCTCTTCTGCCTCAACAGCTTCGGTAGCCGCAGCCTCTAGATTAGCCACGGTCTCTTTTTGACTTTTAATAACGCCCCGTAGCTTATCGGTCACCTCACTCTCCGCACCGCTATCCTCTTGTTTGGCGAGTTCCTTTTCGCTCTGCTCAAGTTCTGCCCGAAACTTATTTAGCATGGCCTTTACGTCGCCTACACGAGCCGCCTTACTTCTCTTGTCCGTAGGCTTTTCCCCTCGGGGGGATTCTTTCTTCTTCTTCTTCTCCAGCTCCGCTTTCTCGGCCTTGAGCTTGTCGCGCTTTGCCTTGGTCTCTTCCTCAATAAGCTCGACAGCAGCCTTTAGGTCTTCACCCTCAAACTCTTTCTTAGCCTTACTAATGGCTTTAGCACGTTCCTTGGTAATCGCCTTGCCCTCCTCTTTAATCTCTTTTAGGCGCTTCTCTTTTGATACCTGAGTACGCTTAGCTTCAACCTTAGGCTTGAGGCGACCTACCGCCTCTGCAATCTTGGTTGCAGACTTTTCTCTCTCAGCGTTGAGACGCTCTAACTCACCCTCCAACTGAGCTTCCAACTTTGTGAGTCGCTCGGCCTTGTCGTCAGCAGACATGCGCTTCGACTTCTTGATGTCGCGCATCTTCTTGATGGTAGCAGAAGCCTTCTTTTCACTGATAGCTTTGCGTACAGACTTAACCAGATTGAGGCCAGCCTCATCATCAACTTCAGTAGCAAGGTTGGCCAGCTCTCCTAACAACTCAACCGCTGCTTCGCCAATGCCACGAACCTTCTCTTGTGCAGACGCGATACGGCTGTCGATATCTACCGAAGCCTCGACCTCGGCGACACGCTCTTCGCCCACACGGAGCGAGGCAATCTCTTCAGCAGTAACCTCTTCGCCGGCCTCCAGCTTCTGAGCCAACGTATTAAATACGTCAAGCACGTTCTGGTCACCCTCCGACCACCCGCTCTCGAGCTTGATGCCGGTTACGCGTTCAATAAGGGCCTTGATGGCAGCCTTAATTCGGCTCTGTTCAGGGGCGCTAAGCTGACCGTAGCCATTAGATATGTAACCAAAGATTTCGGACAAAGCCTCCTCGTCAATCTCTGCCTCATCGTAGGCTGCCACGAACTCATCGATGCGGCGAGCCATATCCGAGTCGTCGGCCAAAGCCTTTCGCACCGTAGACATCAAAGCCTTGGCTTGCGTCTGGTACTCGGGGTCGGAGAGGTTCTCCAAAAACACGGCATGGAAAGCCTCGTGAGCTACCGTACGGGTGTTGGCTGTCTCAAGGTTGATATGGATGACACGGTTCTTCTTGCCCACCACATTACCGTCGACGTCGACATCATCCTCGTAGGTATACGAGCCACGGCCCTCGCCTTCAATGCCGCTGCCCCTCTGGTATTGAGCGGTGGTTTCGTACAGCTTGACCTGCAAGCCCGGGATAGAGTTGGCCAGTGCCGCCGCCCGCTTCTTGGCTTGAGCTACAATCTTCTCTTGCTTCCTGCCCAACGTAGTTCCCTGCCTGCGCTCGGCACTGATGTTGTCACCAAGCTGCTCGGTGACATCTGGCGTGCCCTCGGCCTCTAACCTTTCGGCTAGTTCTTCCGCTTCTTCCGCTTCTTCAGCTTCGACGGCAGGTTCTTGCTCGTCTTGTACTTCCTCTCCCACTTCTGCGCTAACTCCGGGTTCGTCGCGTGTAGGAACCGGCGCTGGGCTTGGCTCTTGAATGGCATCTTCCTTTCCTATTTCAGCCATAGCGTCTCGGAAGAGCTCGGCCTGTTTCTGTTCTATCTCCCTTTCCGTAGGACGGCTAATATCGTCGTCCCTCAGGGCTTGAATGGCTTCGGCACGCGTAACGCGCACCTCCTTAGAGATGGTGTTACCCTTCTCATCAGTCTCTTCCTCAAAGAAGTATGAGTCTCCGTCAAGCGTGGCGTCAATCTGTCGCTGTATGCGCTCACGTTTTTTCTTCCCCGAAGTGGTCTCGTTACCCTTGAGCTTACGCTTCTCCAACTCAAGGTCGGTTAGGGTCTGCACTTTAGCATCGTCGGTGATACCAGATTCACGGAGCTGCTTGCCAATGATTTGGCGCTCCCGAGCCGTGTTCCGTTTGTCGTTGGCTAGACCAGCTAAGACCTTATCGTTCTTGATTTCGATGGTAGCCCCGGCTACGTCAGCCTCCGACGCCTCGTTGATAAACTTGGCCATCGCCTTACCGCCGACTCGCTCTCCATTTAGCGTGTACTTCGGTGAACGCACAAGTCCCTCTCCTACACCGAGGACAAAACCGGGTCCCTTGGCTGCACCCTCAAGGACAATCTCCATCGGGTCCATCTCCTGCCTACCGGCAATCCTTCCAATGGCTTCGCCTGCCGACTCCAATGGCATGTCCACCGCGCCTGCTGCGAGGACTCCTTTCAACTTGCTTCCCGTCTTACCCACAACACGGCGGGTGACACTAGACGCCACGTTCTTGGTGACTGCATTGAACAATCCCATCGCAACACCACGACCCGAAGCACGGTTGCGCATTCGGCTCATAGCCTCGGAGTCGCTCAGCACCTCACGCAAAGACTCGTTGGACATATCCACCTCGTTGATGTCTACGCCCTGCTTGGCGGCGAGCTCCTCCATCATAAACTCTCCAAAAGAAAGGCCGGCCTCAAGTGTAGTTGCTGCACCCGCCGCAGCTCCAGTAAGGAACGAACCGGGTACCGTAATCAACTCTTCGGGTAGCGCAACTTGAGGGCCGAGCTGGCCCGCAACCAGAGCAGTACCTGCTCCCAGTCCCCCTCCAGCCACTCCACCACCCACGACCTCTTTATTGGCCATCATAGCCACGGACGACACAGTTAGCTCGGGCAGGATAGATGGGTTCTTAGCCACCTCTACCAGTGTGGTCAACAGCTTTCCGCCATACGACATGCCCTTGGTCTTCTTCTCTACCCTCCGGCCAAACTCCTGCATCTCCTCCGAAGGACCAGCCTCAGCAGAGGCTAAGACGGCGCGACGGAAACGGTCGAGCTCCTCATCGGTAACGTCGTTGGCATTGACAGCTAGGTTGAGGTTTTCCCGGATGGTAGCTCCTTGAGCTAAACCTTGGTCGATAGCGCGTACGGTAAAGTCTGAAACCCAGTTTGTAAAAGCGTTACGACCGAAGGCTCGCTCCATCGCCGTAAGGCTTTCTCGAGGCTTGGACACCCTGTTAAAGTTGGCCAGTGACTCATTGTACAAAACCCTCGCATCCTCGCTTTCAACCGTCAATCTTTGCGCTCGGCCAAGCAAAATATTGAACTTGTCGACCAAAGCTTGATACCCTTCGGGGTCAGCCTTGGCGTCTTCCTCACTGTACTTTTTTAGCTGAGAATCTACATCCTCAAACTCCCTGATAATCTCTTCCTCCTCGGCACGGTACTCATCCATTATGAGGTCTGCCTCCTTCAAGGCTACCTCAGCATCGACAAGCTCACTGGTGTCCTTATTGTCTGTCAGGAACTTGCGCAGGCTCTTGGCCTCCTCACCTTCGTCAACACCGAAGTTGTACCACGCGGGGTCAAGGTCCACGACCATGGTTTCCCCATTACGAGCAGTGACCTTGATAGCATCGCCGATTCCAGTGGATTCAAAGTCGAAACCAAAGTCCTTGAACTCTGACGTTAGCTCCCGTGCTACCTGACGCTCGTCACCACGGTCAACAAGGCTGGCGTCAACAAACTCAATGGACTTGTCGAACTCAACGTCACCAGTCCTCAAGTCAAGGGCAGGCTCGGGAGCACCGGGCATATCTACTGCTGTGGACTGCCCAACGGGCATCTCGTCAACCTGCTGCTCTACCACGTCCTCACCGAATACTCGGGTCGGAGTTTCGTCAAGCTGCTCTATCGGCTCAGGCGGAGCTTGAACGCTAACAGACTCTGATACAGCGACTTCAGGCTGGAGAGACTCCAATAAACCATCGTCCGATACGGATTCCGTAGCGTCTTTTTTTTTTCGGCCAACAAGGTTTTCGAAAGCAGAAATATCTCCCGGAAAACCTTGCTCTTGAGCGTATGAATACGCGCTTTGAAGGGCGCCATCATCAGACTGTAGGAGTACAGAGAACTCCTCTACTGACCCGGGGTATCCTTTACTCTGAGCCCAACCGTGTAGGTTAGATACTGCCTGCTCGTCCATGTTCTTATTGTCCTGCTGTTGCCCAGTTGTAGTTCGGAGCCTCCTCCGTCACTTCTTCCGTGAAGATAGAACTGATTACCTCGGGGGTGTTAGACGCCGTAAGGACGTCGTCTTGAGGTAAAATCTTTAGTAAGTCCTCGGCTTTAATTCTCTGGTTGCTAGTTATTTCTTGAAGCAAAGCAGGTAAAGCGTTTAGATGCCGCTTTCTATTTGGAACAACAATAGGTTTATCCATCCTGTTAGGGATATAAATCTGGATACCAGAAAAAGTGCTTTCGGGGATTTGGTTTTCGGAGACTCCCGTTACAGTCGCGTCAATACCTATCTCCTGACTACCTAAAATCGAGCGTATTAAATCAGCATTTTCAGCCGCTTCAACACCGGGGTCAACCTCAAGCTTCTGGTCGGCATCAAGGCCACTAAGCAAATCTCTAACAGTCTTCTTATCGTTCCTGTAGGTAATTTCCACCGAGCCCAAGTCAGTCACGATAGGCTGTCGCGTGGTGGTGTACTCCCCTGAACCGCGCTCTCTACCCTCGTACTTCTTTAATATCCCGGGTAGTACATCGTCGATGTATGCCGCGTCAAAGAACTGCGTACCAGCGGGCTTAGCAAACTGAGTGAAGGCTTCGCCCAAGGGGATAGCACTACGCGCAACAACGGTTCCGTCATCAAGCCTCTTCTGAACAAAAATCTCTTGCTGTCCATCAGCACGTTCTCGAACGCCGTAAGAAGTAATGGTCTCATCCTGCCCAAACACCTCATCCAATCCCTCTTGCCTAAGCTTCTTGTCGCCATAGAACACCTTGGCCAAAGACTCCAATCCCGACTCCGTCTCAGCATATTTCCCGCGCTCGGCGGCACTAAGACCCGGCCGGGTAGACGGAGCAAACTCCTGACGGGCCGTTTCAACAATAGCCAGCCTACGCTCGAAGTCGTTGTTGAGCCATTCCCGTGCTGTGCCCCTCTGTTCTTCGGCCTGCTTGATAAGTGCTGTCCGCTGCGTGTCGTCAAGGTCGGCGCTGAAAATCATGTCGAGGTCAGCCTCGGTCATATTGCTGAGGTCGAGACCATACAAAGGCACGCGGTATCCTGCGCTAGGCTGACTGGGGTCGAGGACAAACAACACGTCGTTCTCACCCACCTTAGTAGCGTCGGTAACCACGTTGTATCCACCTACGTCTTCTGTTAAGATGGAGCTTACGTGGAGGCCGTCAGCCAGTTCGGCGTCGAGGAGGTTATCCTTAGACATATTCCAAGCCCTGAGTTGAGACTCACGCGTCTTTACATCGCCAGACATGATGACCATCTTGTCCGCTGCAAGCCTAGCCACCTCCTCATCCAAGGCGGCACCAACGTCGTACTTGTCGTACTGCATGTTGATGTACGCCCGCATCTGCGGGATGGTGACCGTCTCTCCGGTGCCGTTCTTGGCAATGCTAATCATCCCGTTGGTAGGGTTGACGATGCCTTGGGTATTGGTGAAGTTGGCGTACCCCTCAGCCAGCTCCATCATAGCCACCTCAGCCTGTTGAGATTTATCGTTCTGCAACCGCTCCATCTTGATGGCGTAGTTGTCAGAGTAGTCCTTAGCAAGGCCGGTCATACGCTCTGTACCCTGCGTCATGTTCGCCATGATGGTGTTGTAGTCGCGGACCTTCAGGTCGCCAGACTTGAGGCGGCGGTTGGCGTCTAACAGGTACTCTGACGACTGGTCAGCGAAATTAGAATACCAAGCGTTGATGCCTTCGTTCTCGCCCATTGGGGCGTTGATGATGGAATCGGTAAGCTCGTCGGTAGCCGTCTGGATATCCTGCCTCTTCTTCTCACGGGTCTCCTCACCAGTAATGATGGCGTCTGACCACTTCTTGCTGATGTCACCCCAGTTGACTCGCGACTCCTCATCGCGTGCTACGTACTTATAAGCTGTCATGGCATGGGGATTCGTCCACCGAAGGAGCTAAATAAACCTTGGTATTGGTCGTAGGGATTTGGCATAGACTGAAAAACCCCACTTTGGTACTGGTTAAATTGACTAGGAGCACTAAACTGACTCTGATTAAGCGTGGGCTGTCCCAGACGGGCCGCAACAGATGGAGCCATAGAATAGTCAATGTTCTGATTTCCCACCGTATCCACTTTAGGGGCGGCGCCGCCACCATATAGCGGAGCCATCTGCTGCCCCAGCTCGGCCCCTTGCTGCAAAGCAGTAAGACCCTGAGTGACATATGCAGCCCTGTCTTTTTGAGCGTCAGCGGCCATCTGCTGTTGACCAGCAACCTCACCGAGGTCGAGACTCATGCCCGTATCTAAAAGTCGGCCCTCTTCGGCTACGACCTTTTGTTGAATGCCTTGAAGCTCCTGACCCATAGCCGAACGGATTCTGGCCTGCTCGGCAGCTTGAGCCATAGCGACCCGACCTGCCGTAGCTGCGGCGCCACGCTCGTCGCCCTCTTGACCCATCTGCAACGCTTGGGCTCCGGTTACCAAAGCAGCTTCTCTAGCCAGCTCGTAAGGCTCCTTCTGGATAGATAATTGCTCAAATACGTTTACTCCTAACCTTCTACGAGCGTCATCCATTGCTTTCTGAGCATCTCGCTCAGCATTTGCCTGCCGCTTCTTAGCCTTACTGGCCTCACTAAAAGACTTGACGCCACCTCCGATAGCCGTAGCCGCCGCTACTCCACCACCCACAGCCGCAGCCGTAGCGGCGCTTGCCCCAAGGGCCGTTGCAATTAAGACACCTGCCATATTTTCTTTTGGATTACGGCCTCCGGAAGCTCCCGGAAGTCCATGGTATAAACTTCTTTCTCTGCCTCCTCAACCGTCTCCGCATCGGTGCGATATACGCACGTCCACGTAACGTCCTCATGGATATACGCCACGCGCTGCGTGCCCACTTCGGTATGCACCACCATAGGCGCCTTGACGCGCTTGACCGTGCCGTCGTCGAGGAGTAGAGACATATCCCCCTCCATAAAGAAAGAGGGGTGGTTCTGCTTGTGGATGAAGCTGACGACAAGCATACCCGCTGGCATAAATACCTCGCGCGTATACAATCCGTTCTCAAGGTGATGGGTAACCGGACATGCCTCCTGCATCTCCTCGGTGTGGTGCTCTACAGTCTCGTTCAAACCCACCAGAGCGAGCTGCAAATCCTCAATGGATTCCCAAAGCAAACCCCTCTCGGTATGTACGTGGCGTAGAATCTCTTCCATCAACTATAAAAGTACGGATTAGCCGGGATACGACTTCATCACCTCCGACCGTGCCACAAACAGCTCCACAGCAGTAGTGTCCGTATTGGTAAGCTCAAAGACACCGTAGTGTCCGAGCAGGCCGTTGGACTCCGCCACTTGGTTCTTGATGCCCAGCCAAAGCGGGTCGTTGATGCCGGGTGCAGCGCCGCTTCCGTCGTGCGTAACGCGGTTGATACCGTTGGGGATATCGACCTCGATGTTGGTTACGAAGCCAGCGAAGGTGATGGCCGTGTACGGGGAAGGAGAGAAGTAGAACGAGTCGCCCACGCTGAGGACACTGCCGATACTAACCGTGAGCGGGAAGTTGACGACGTTGCCAACGACGGTGGTGCTTTGACCAATGCCATTGAGTGAGCGCAACGCGTAGTCGTCAGGCTCAGCAGGGTTATTGTTTGTCGTGCGTACAAACGCGAAGAAGTCGCCTTCCTTTTTCTCGAAGTACTCGGCGTTGATGAACCTCCCGTCCTGCTGGTCGCTGCTCATGGCAGCCGCCCAAGGCTTGTTGCCCTCCAGTTGCAGCGTCTTGAAAATCTTGTTTTCTATGGGCTGGTCGTTGAAGACACTCTTCAAGGTGCTATCGTACTGCGTACCATAGAAGTTATTGCGCACCGTGTTGGTATTGTGGCGGAAGATATTACCGCCACTGAACGTATAGAGGTATTGGTTCATGCCCTGAATCCACTCAGGCTCGAAGGAGTAGAACGAAGGCCACCCCTCAGCAGGCGGGCTGTATGTCAGCGTGTAGTTGCTCATTACATTCCGGGTATGTTGAAGTAATTATCAATGTTCGTCTCTATGCCGCTGTTACTGCTTGATTTATCTGACGGGTAAAAAACAAGCTCTTGCATACGACCGTCAAAATGATAGATATTATTGAACCTCGCGCCCAGTGTAAGACCGTCTATTGCAAAACTGCCAGCATCGCCTTGGGCTATACTAGCGCCATTAACGCGCATATCACTGCTTGCCCCATCCACAAGATTGTTGTAAAGTGATTGGCTTGTCCCAATTTGCGTAGTGCTTGCATTGCTTGCGCCAGCGTACATAGCTAGTTCACCCGCTTGAGCGCCAATTCTTGTCTCAAATTGGTGGCGAGCAAAAGAAGAGTTGTAACCTGAGAATAAAACTCTATAAGAACTAAAGTTTGTTGTGTCATTGGTTGCCACCAGCAATATTTGGTTTGGCTGCGACTCATTGCTTCCAAAGCTCATTTTTAAAGTATCAGAGCTTCCATCAAAGTCAAGTGCTGGCTTACCGTTCTCAGTAATTACAGCAGAGCCGTTGTATATCTGCGGTTGGCTGCCGGGTGTGGACTGCTCTGCGTCGTTGCCAGACCCCGTGCCCCCCGCCGTGCTCTGGTCGTACCAAGTATCCACATACGCGAGGACCGTGTACGAAGAAACACTGTCGGGGTCGGAATAGCCTGTAGCACCAACGAACTCACCGAAAGTAGTGGCCGAAACGCCTGAGCTCGCGTTGGAGATGGAACAGCTTAGGTTCAAGTCTCCATTAGCATCGAATAGGACGTCCGCCTCTTCATCGTGACCAGCGTTACCGGCTCCCGTATCTCGGCGAATACGCATAGCTGCCCCAGTATAAAGGGAGTAGAGGCGACGCGTAGAGTATGCAGCCGCAGCGCCCGTGGCATACGTCTGGTCCAGAAGGAAGCCCGTCTCACCGCCACCGCCAGAGTCGCCACCGCCAGAGTCGCCACCGCCAGAGTCGCCGCCACCGGAGTCGCCGCCACCGGAGTCGCCGCCACCGGAGTCGCCGCCACCGGAGCCCGCGCTGGCATTGGAATAGTCCCAGATTAGGTATACGTTGTCACCCGTGGTAGGGAAGTTAGCGAAGTCGCCTATGTAACGAGGTTGAGCGCCCGAAGGAACAACCGTGACGAGAGCGCCGTCACCGAGAATAGACGGGACCTGAAACTGAGTGTACTTAGTGGCAGTGCGAAGGAGGTGGAAGCGGTCCTCAGCACGCAAAGTATAGCTATCGTTAGCTAACCTGTTGTAGATAAGAGTGAGGTCGCTGCCGTTGGTAGGCACAAGGTTGGAGCCCTGAGCTGAAGTAAACTCAATCCACTCAGAAACCACAGGGGCCGAACCACCGAACTGGAACGTGACAGGAGTGCTGCTCAAAGGTGACGTAAAGTTTCCTGAGGCCCACTCGTATTGACTATGGATAGACTGCTTCTGGTACTCAGGACGACTAAGCGTAACAAGGTGCATAGTGAGGTCCGTAACCAACGGGCACTCAACGATAACTTGAACCACGAAACGCCCACTACCCGTAAGAGCAATGGCTATGTCTGCCTTGGAAATAGAAACAGAATCTTTGTTGATAGTAAAAGACCCCGTGCTGCCAGAACCAATAGAGCCAGAATTGGTAGAAACGTTATTGTAAGTTCCCGTGATAACAGCGGTGTCGCCTCCCGAGGCCTCAATAACATTGTAGCTAACCGTAGCGTTACCAACCTCGTTTCCGAGCTCTACGCAATACGACTCCCCCGCAGATGTCAATAGGAACGTCTGTATCGCATTGCACTCTATGCAAGCAGTCTCTCCCGGCAGCAAAACATCGTTACTGGCTAGAACATACTCGTTCATATACGGGTCGTAACCTCCCAGCTTTTGAGTGTTGAAGCCAGAGATAAACTCGTCGCGGAACCACCCGCGCATCCCCTTTTCGCTGATGACCTCGAGATTCTCATTTTGACCGTCGCCGAACAGATGTATAACGGCTCCGCGCTTGGCGTCGGTAAAGAATTTATGGGGCCCCCACTCGGCAAAGCTCTCGGGGTTGTTGCTGATGCCAAAGTCCTCAGTCCTAGCCACTTGTGTGCCGAGCACCTGAGGAACAGACGAGATAACGCCGCCTCCAACGGCATCGCTAAGCAGGTTCTTACCCGCCAGCACATAGCTAATCTTATCCTCCTGCAAAGTGAGGATGTCGGTCTTGCGAGCAAAAAGCTTTTCTACAGAGCCATAGCTATCCTCTAGTGGCTTGAAGTTGAGGAGGCCAAGGTTGAACTCGTTGAGCTTGTTTAAGTTCGTCTCATCGTTGTATACGCCGCTGTACGTCAGGTCGGCAAAGCGACGAATCTCCTTGTAGTCTTGGTCACTGACAGTAGTGACGCGGTTGCCGAGGCTAAGGGGTTTTCCCTTTACCGAGTCACGAATCTTATAGCTCTCAACGCCATTGCCATAGCTGATGCAGTTGAAGAAGTCGGTGTCTATAATCGCGGGTTGCGAAGCGGTTTGGTTTTGTACGTTACCGTAATACAACCCATTTTGCTTATCAATCTGGAAAGACTCACTGGATTCATACCACAAGTCGGGTAGCGCTGCGCTAGGCTCCGTTTCGAAAACGCAGGTTTCGCTGGCCGTAATAACAGTCCAGTTGGCCTTTACTCGAGACCGACGATTTGGGCTACTACCAGAACCGAATCCACCAGAACACTTGTTGGTTCCGAAAACAATGAACTCGAACGTAGTGGGATTAGTGAGGTTGTTGGTATGCCACCTCATTTGGTTTACGAGGTTAGAGCCCGTAATACCATAGTCTGACCCCGCTGTAGTGGTGGCAGCCAAGACATTGTTTGTAGGCGCTGCGGTATTGGGGTCGCCAGAAAAACCAGTGGCGTTCTCAATAGTCGAGATGACGCCATCTTGGTTGTAAAACCAGTTTATGATATTGGTGTATTCCGCGTCAGCAGTCCAAGTGTGGTCGAAGTCCAAGGTTCTGGTTTCGCACGCCGCGTCGCCCCGACCTTGACGAGAGAAGTTTAGCGTAAGCCGAATCCTACTCCCAGCAGGGATGGCACCGATAGTTGCAAAACCATCATAAACTAAAACCGGGAAGTCGTTCGTGCTGTCTGTGTTTTGGTCTGAACCGCCGTTGGTTCCGGCTGATTTTTCTCCAATGAAAAACTCCGACGAAGACTGACTCACGTTGAACTCCGGACGAATCTTCATGTACGTCCCCGCTACAGCCGGGATGCCACTTGCGACGCCATCTACAGGGTAAGCCTTTTTATCTAGAACCTCAGCGTAAGTGCATGTAGAGGACGGGCCCGCCGTATCCGCCTTGACGATTAGCCTGTCTCCGGTCTCTATCTTCGCTGCGTTCTCACCCTCCAAGAGGAAGTACCTGTTGCCAGAACTATCGGCGCTGGTAATGATGTTAGAGTATATGGTTTCGTACGTCTCCTCGTCAGGCTTGATGACGAACTTATACCTGTCGGCCCAAGCGGGTACGCGCATAGCAGAGGGAATCTGTACACGTATGTAATTGCGGAAAATAGAATCCGAACAAGGGATTTGGATGTCGTTACCGAAGTTGACGAGCGCCGTGCTGGACCTTCCGTAGTCATCCATATAGACGATGCCCACTTCATAGCTGCGGTTGCTGTGTAGGCTTGGGCGAGGACCCAAGTTGCTTAGCGAAACAGACACGCCGCTGACAATAAGCAGCTCGTAGTAATCCGTTGCACCCCCCTCATATTCAGGCATGGGGAAGGCCACGCTAAACGAAGTGGCGGTAGAACCGAATACACTAGCGGGCTGTCCCAAAGCAGTGATTCCACTGCCGTTCAAAGCCATGGGGTCCGGGGTACCGCCTGTAGCGGACTGTGGCAAGGAGGCGTTCCATGCGTTGGTCCAAATGCGCTGGTCGGAGCTTCCGAAGTCGGCAGCCGTAGTCTCAATATTTGAAGCTGTGCCGATAGTGTTTAGGAAGCTGGTGCTGGCCACCATCTCCACCACCGAAGCAAAAGTCTCAGTAAGCGTATACTGAACCTCTACCGTTGTGGCAGGCATAGAGGAAGTGGGAGTGGTAGCGACCGAAGGCGTCCAGTTGGGAGTGTCTCCCTGAACCGTAAACTGAACGGTAAACGTATCTCCCTTAATCAAGTTGAACTCATCGAACTCAACTGTGACTACGGTGGTCGGAGTCGTATTGCCTCCCGTTAAGGTGTAGGTTTGCGTATTTGTGGGTGAAGCAGACGCAATGCTGTTTCCCACCGGGGTCTGCATGTGAGACACCTCGTACCCGAACTTAATAGGCTGACCGTTAGAGTCGGTTAGGTCGTATCCCTCAAGGTAGTTGCCGTAAACAAGGCGGTTGCCCATCAGGGTTTGGGCTTTAGCCAAGCGAGGGACGTTGTCGTAGAGCCTAAGAATCTCACTATCAGGAAGGATGGTGAAAATCTTGCTCTTGCTGAACGTGATGGTGTAGTCCGCGTTGTCTGTAAGCGCAGTAGTGGCTTTATCGACGCGCTCAATGACGCGGATAATGCTATCGTCCATCTCCTTGAAAAGGATGTCGATACCTTTCACCAAAGAGCTTCCAGTGCGTACCGTAACGTCACAGGTATTGATGGCGTTCTCCATACCCTCGTTTAGGAACGAGGCAGTAGTGAAGTTGAATGGCTTGCTTACAAAAGCAGGGGCGCTGAATTGTGAGGTGGCCGAATACTCTCCGTTCTCATACTCATAGCGGTATGCAAAACAGATGATGCGGTCCTCCATATAGTCGTTTTGACTATTGTCGTGAGAGCCCAAAACAACGGGAGCCTCAGTGGGAGGTGCCTTGATAACGCGGATGTCGTCACCAAGAACGTTGTAGTCGAGATTGGTAACCGGCTGAGGATACGCGGTGGCTACGTTGATTCGCCTTGGCGGGTTCTTATCGTCGGTGAAGAACAAAAGACCGTCAACTAAATCGACGCCAGTAATCAAGTTCTGAGGGTCGAAGTTGAGGGTGGTGCGCGTCGCGTCAGTAGCATCCTTTATGGATACCACATGGTATGTAAGGGTGTCGTTACGCGTATTGTAAGAGACGATAAGGTCGAGCTTCCCCACCGTGCCCACAGTGAAAGCAGGGTCGTGGACGAACCAGTACATGGTCTCGTTGGCGCCGTCGCTGTAAGCCCCGATGCACGTGGCTTGAGCACTCAAGGCCGTGCCCGTAGGTGGGTACACCAGAGTGGTAAGTTGCGTGTTGCCCTTGGTGTTTTCTACCGTGCCAATTTCGGAATCCTCCGTAGAGCCCATCCGAATATTCTGAGCATCGATATACTCCCCGTCTGGAACAAGGCGCTCGTCGACGCTCTTGTTCATCCGGCCCTTGATGAAGTTCCTTACCAGATTTGCCATTACTTAATCCACTTGTCTCGGCCACGGAGGTTCATAAGCAACCGTCCCGGATGGATGTTGCTGATGCGAATCTTCGCGTTGCGCAATAAGGCGCTCTTCTTTTTCTTCGCTCTGTTTACGATGTACTCCTGAACCCCCAACTTAGCGTCTAGGATAGCGTAGTTGATATACGCATATACGTAGTCCTCGAAGAGCTTGTTGACCGTGATGGCCGTGTTGTCACCGCCCTCCATGCCATCGCTGACATACTCCACTATAACCAGCTCCCCCGCTACGTCAGAACTGAAGTTGATGACGCCGCCCTTTCTGTCGATACCAAACGTGGGGTTTGCGTTAGCCGTCTCCGTATTCAATCCGTACCGAGCACCTATGGCGTAGTCGAAATACCAATCGCCATCGCAGCAATACCCTAGTTGCCCATCGAATTGACTCGCTCCGTTCAGGTATATGCTCTTCTTGGTTCCGTTGATGCGGTCGAAATCAATAGTAGAGTTCTCTGGCCGCAACGCGTTTCCGTTCTGGTCGAACAGGATGCGGCAGTCGTTGTCCTGCAAATACGCTGCGCTGAACGTAGTCTGAATATTTTCTGTCAAGGGCCGCAAAACGCCATCCTTGTACAAGCTGATGCGAACCCAGTTGACGTAGTCGGAAGGCAGAACGAAACGAAGCTGGTCGCAGACGTTGAGCTCAAGGATTTTAATCTCCTTGAAAGCATCGTAGTTCAACTCTTGGATGGCTCGCTTGGCGTGGAACAAGACCTTGTATCGCTCCTCGTTATTGACCAACGAGTGGTTGCCCATATACATGAGCTGATAGTTGGTTACGATATCCTGTAGCGTAACGTATTGGTAGCTGCCCCAGTTGGCATCTTCTGGTGCGTTGCCGTCGTTTTCGTAATACGCGTAGTCTGATAGGTATGGCATTACTGTTGGGCTTCTTCAGCGTTAGCAAACTGGTACACGTCACCCTCGCGGATGCTCATGCCAGCCAATTGCAAAATGCGGTATATGAGGCGTGGCTCATCGTCGATGGGTACCTCGAAGTCTTGATAGTCGGGTAGGCTTTGGTTGAACACGGGCTCGCCGTTGGTCAAAACACTAAACGTCCACTTCGGGTCTTTAGGGTAACGGATGTATTGACACACCACATCGTTGGCGCCGGTGATGGTGGCAGGGTAGATAGTGGCTACCTGAGCCCCTCCCGTGCCCGTATCCAAAGTATACGCAGGGTACTGAACCGAAGGCGCCGTAAGCGGGCTCGCGTTGAGCAAAGTAATCTTGCTGTGGTGCACTGGCTCCGCCTCTACGCCACCAGCCAAAACCTTATTTAGCAAATAGTAGTCGTCGCTTGTAGTGGCGACGCTAGGAGTGAAGTACGCATTGGCGGCATCCTGAGTGAGCGTAGCCGTGCGAGAAAAAATGTCGATGTCTTCGCGAACGCCCTTGTTGAGGTCGGCGTATTCCGTACCCGACATGCGAGCGTTCTCAGCGTTGATGACCTTGTTGAGGTCGGTAGCGTAACCCCCGAAAATCTCTAGCTGCGCCTGCTTGGCAAACAGGTTGAAGTCCGAAGGAGAAATGTATCCGTAGTTGTTCTTGTTGAGTATGGACAATACGGTGTCACGGACCGAGTTAATCATCCTCTAAAGATAACTATCTCAGCACCACTATGTGACCAAGGCGCTCTACCCACTGATAGGTGTACTTATTCCTAGCAATAAAGCGGTAGCTGTACACGTCGTCGCGAACCATAGCACGTGTGTAGCCGCCGTCCCACTGCTCTTCTAATGAGTTGGAAATCCAAACCATATCTCCCCATCGAGAGTAAACGCTAATGTCAATATTATCCCAGCAGTCCTCTGCCGCCACCACTCGCCACGAATCATTGACGCCGTCGTTGTCCGGAGTAAAGCTGTTGGGGATGTATACGGGGCACTCTATGACCTCTAAACACTCTTCGCCAGTAACGCAGTCCACCTCAACGACAATAGTGTCTACAATCGTTACATACGTGGTGTCGTAGAAATACCAGTTTATAGGAACAGTGATGGTATCATACACTGTAATAGGCGGTAGCTGTACATACGCCGTATCGTATTCTACAACAGTGTCCGTAACGTAGATATACGTGGTGTCGTACTCTAGAACGATGACGGTGTCTGGGGGCAGCTCTATGTAAACCGTGTCTACGATAACCTCAGGCAGGGGTTCGCCACAACCGCCTACTACAAGCCAATTGTCTTCAAAGTTTTCGTCGTCATAAACCCCAGAACCCCAACTTGAACCGTCGCCGTTGGCGCCGACCTCAGCCCAACCACCGTCTTCAGCGTACATAGTTGGACCAAAGCTGATTTGCCATATCACAACCTGTATGCTCAAGCCAAGGCTAAGCCAGTGCTGTATGCAGCCCTCGACATTGCAATATAGCTGCGCAGCATAAGGCCCGTCAACACAGTCGCTTTGATACGAGTTGTATATGGGAAAGACGACAGTGTCTCCAGTGTAATACGGAGCGTCTATCGCATCGTCATAGAGGTTTGTCCAATTGTTAGAGCTTTCCGAAGTGGTGGCAGAGTATATCCAACCCGGATGGGGAGAGTCGTCAGAAATAGAAAACCCAGACGGGAAATCCCACCCTGCATTGATGGCGTTGCAGTCGTCGTCTACAGCTTGGAAACCAAACTGGATTTCTGCTATACCGTCAGGGCCTGCCGTACCGCCACAGTTTTCAGTGTTGTTGAAAGCAACAGTAACAGTGCCCGCGACTACATCAAAGTCAAGGAGCTCAAGGTCACATTGAGCATAAGAAGAAAGAGGGAAGTAGAGTAATAGGAGCCAACGCTTCATGACATGAAGTTCCAAAAAAAAAGCCACCCGAAGGTGGCTCTTTTCTGGTAGTATGAGAGAATCAATCTGAGGTCATGGCCTCGAGAGCGCGGAGGTGCTCAAGGCCCTCTTCGCTAAGTAGATATGAAATCGCAACCGACAGGTAGTCTTGGCCGTGTGGAATGGTAACAAGCTTCTTCTTGTTGTTAGGCCCATTGTACCAAATCTCTGTCTTGTTGCGACGGAAGGAAAGGAGGCTCTCGTCGAAGAACCGCTGCACCTGCCCCTGCAACTTCACGTCGGGGTCGTTGACCAAAGTCAGGAAGTGCTCGGGGTCGCGGCGTACAGCAACCAGCATATCTCGTCGCAACTCTGCCGTAGTGTACTTGCTGGGGTCTACGCCAAGCATAACGCGAGACATGGTTTCGAGCTGGTCTAGCGTCAAAGCCTTACACTCGATGAGTGCGTCGACTTCCATATTCAACTGCTCTACCTCGGCCTCAGCGTCGCGCTCGAGGTTGACCTCCTCAAACTGCGCACCATTAAACGGGTGGTGAGCAAGGAACTGCTGCAAAACCGGATTGTTTTTAGGAACGTGGAGCATACCGTCCTCAAAGACGATGGGCTCTACGATAGCGTTCCCGTCCTGCTCATCTTCAAAGGGGCTCCTTTGGTTTCGAGCATAGCGTAGCACGCGGTTCTCACCCTTTTCGTCATCCCAATACAGAAGAGGTTTGCGAGTGGTGCTGCGACCGGGAATCATAAAAGAGAGGGGGGCCTGCCCTCGGAGCAGGCGGTACGTCTTGTCTTTATTCATGTTTATTTTAATTAGGGGTGGATAGGGGGGACGCCCATTGCGCCCCCCATACCCGATTCACAATCAGTCCTTAAACAGGAAGAAGTTGTTCGCGCCCATGACGCAAACGGCACGCTCAGAGAGGTAGTTGACCTCCATCGCGTCGAGAGTGCTCGTAGCAGCTCCGCCAGCAGAACCCGTAATCCACGTCTTGTAGCGACGGTCTTCGGTTTCGCTTGCGCGATAACGGACGTGCAGGAACGGACGCTTGGCGTTCTTACCGAGCACTTGGTCATAGACCGTGGTGCTTCCAGCAGGAACCAGCAAGCCGTTGACAACACCATTGGTGAGGCCACCGCGCATCGTTGGGTCGTTCAGGTACTTCCAGTCAGACTTGTAGAAGTCGTAACCACGGCGGAAGCCTGTGAAACCAAGGTTGAGCGCCATCTGCTCGTCGTTGTCGAAGAGACCGTAGCTAGTACCGCCGGCACCGTAGCTGTTCTGTGCAGCCAACATGTCGTCGATATCGAAGCTCATGTCACGATTCACGAAGATAACGTTCTCCTCGATGGAGCCCTGCTTATCCAAGCGGCTGATAACAGCATCGAAGTCAGCCAAAGCTGAGGGGATGCCACCAGACCACAGGTTTCCGCGAGTCTCTACAGCGTAGAAGATGCCCTCGGAACCAGCGCCTTGGAGGGAGCCAGCAGTAGCGTTTGGAACGCCGAGTGCAGTAGCAGCACCAGAGCCCACGCCAGCAGGCACAGCCTCAATCATAGCTGTCTCGAGGTAGTCATCAAAGCGGAGACGGGTCTCGTGCTCGGACTTCATGTACCACAAGTATCCGGTAGCACCGTTCTCCGTGGTCACCTCAATCCATCCAATCTGAGCCATGTCAGAACCTGACACCTCGTACTTGTCCTTCAAGATGATAGGCTTGTTGTCGAAGATGAGGTCGTCGGCTTCGAGAGAGTTCTCCATGCCAGTAGTCCCCTTCTTGAACTCAGAGCCATAAATCATAACGGTACAAGCCGTCGCAGCAGCCATAGTCTGACCGCCACCTTCGTAGTACGCAACGTCAAAAGTGCCGTTAGCGTAATCGACGTCGGTAACAACAGCTTTGTTGCTGAGACCACTGGCCGCAGTGTTATCCGTGATGAACACCGTCTGACCCTTGCGGATGGCGATGCCGCCAGTGCCGGGGTTGAGGGTGTCGTTCACCGTCCACGTAGCTGTGTCTGCCGCAGTATTGGCAGCCGACGTGCAGCTGGTGTACTTGGTGTGGAGACGACCTTGCTCCGCCCACTTAATCATGTCGGAGTTGGTGGGCATCTCGGCACCAACCATGCGAAGGAAGCCAGACACAGTCCGGTTGCCATAACGCTCGAACTCCTTCTCATAAGTATCGGGGAGATACTGATTGAGGAAGTCGAAGTTGGTGATGTAATTGGTTGCGAGAGCAACGCGCTCCGCGCTGGGTTGTAAATCGAACCCCGGGGTGGCTTGTACTGAACCTGCCATGTTTTCTGTTTTCTAAGAGTTAGGTGGTGCGCCGGCTCCTAATCTTCAGGCCACGGCCTGAATCTTGAGTGACGGCGCGGATTTTCATTCCCCCCTTGCTGACGGCTTGTGGCGTCGTGCGCTCAGACATGTTGATGTTTTTTGTCTTGCGCATGACGTCGTCCACCGCACTGGATTGCCCCTGCTCAAAAAAGAACTGGGCAAACTTCTCGGGGTTCATGGCGACAGCCAAAGACTTATGGTATCCCGCTGCGTCCTTGACGAGGCCCTTGTCATCCAGATACTTGTTTAACCAAGCCTCCGGAGTCTGTTGGAGCTTCTTCAATTCAGTGCGGTCACCGGGAGTGTACACGTAGGACTTGTCGTCGATACTGAACTCAAAACCTTTGAATCCATCTGAGAAAACTTCATTGGTCTTCTCGTCGAACCACTCTTTCCTGCGCTTCTGTTCCTCTTGGTACGTCTTCGCCTGCTCAACATATTGTTTGTACGATTGGTACTCCTCAGAGCTCTCCAGAGAGTCCACGCCCCTTGACTCAAGAGGCGCTTTATACTGCTCTTTCTGCTCTTCGAAATATTTCTTCGCCTTAGCAATAGCTTTCTTTTTGGCCAACTTGGCCTTCTTGATATCAGCCTCGTCGTCGAGGTCTGCATCAAACTTGTAATCCTCCATCATCATCTCCACGTCCTCAGAATCGAGGCCGTCTTCAGTAATCAGGAAGTATTCCTTTAGCAAGGTGTCTCCGTCCGCCTCGTCGAGGTTGCGGTTCACCTTCATAAAATCGTTGAGACCACGCCCGGTCTCTTGCTTAAACTTGTAGTAAGCAGCTACATCTTCTGGTAACTCAGGAGCCTCGGAACGGGCTTCGGCCAGCTCGTCAAGAGACGTAATCTCCCGACCGTAACGCTCACTCAAAAAAGAACGCACGGCGTCCTCGGAAAGGCCGTCAGGCTCTTCCGCTGGAGCAGGCTGCTCTTCGGTAGTTTCTCCGCTTACTTCCGCCTCATGCTTCTCTAGAAGCTCCTGCTCTACCTGTTGCGTGGATTTGGCTTCCACATCAGTGACCTCTCGGACTTTGATTTCCATTGCTGTAAAATTATATTATTTATCTCGGACTAAATTCTGCCAAGTCGAAGCCGTCCAAGCTATCTTCATTCGACTCGAAATCAATGGGAGGCAAGTTGTTCTTACGCTGGTCGATAAGCTTGCTCTGCTCCGTGTTCTGTTGACTGATGCGGCTGGCTTTAGCGTCTTCGCGACGGTCCTCGCGAGACTGTAGCCCCTGCTCTTGTACGCCCGCGATTTGCATCTGGTACTGGAACTCCCGCTCCATAAGCTGTGCCTTGAGCTGTGCCTCGGCCTGCATCTTCTCAATCTCAAATGCAATCTCCGCCTGCTTCACCTGCATCTTGCTCTGGCCCTCAGCTTGAATCTTTTGCATGGCCGTCTGCGCAGCCATCTGCTGAGACTGCATGTTGTTCTGGGCCTGCATCTGCTGCTGCTGAAGTTGGAACTGCCGCTCCTCCTCTTGCTTAGCAATACGCTTAATCTTCAAGAGCTGGTTGGCCAGCTTCAGGTTCTTAATCTCACGGATATCGATGGCGTCCTCAAGGTCTATACCACCCTTGCTCAAAGCCATTTGGATATTGGCCTCGAGCTGCGCACGCTGCTCCTCGTCAGGACTAATCTCAATGAAGATGCCGAAGTCGTAGATATACAACTCGTTAATCTCCTTTAGGATACTGACGTTGTACTTACCAATCTGATTTACAAACTCGTCCTTAAAGTCTGCGTACTCAAGGATGTCGCTAACCCGGTATGTCAAAGCCTCAGCCAGAGTACGGAACATATATAGGCTGCCGTCAAGAATGTGTCGCGTAGCCGTGTTGCTGTTCGCCGCAGCCAACTTCTGCAAGCCCACCAAGCCACGAGGGTCGGGAGTGCTCCCGTCGCGAGCCTCGTTGAGGCCCGTAACGTCACGAATCATTTGCAGATAGTGATTCATATTGCCAATCAACATCTGCGTCTTGGCAGCACCACTGTTGCTGTTGAGCTCTTGGATAGGAACCTTGCCCTGATTGTAATCCCCGTCCTGAGTGTATGACCTTCCGATAACGCTACCCGTTTGGAAATAGAGCCGTAGAGCGTCTTCCGGGTTGTATGCGTTGCCCGTCCCTAGGTCGACCTCGTTGAGGCCGTCAGCGTCGATGTAAACGCCGTCAGGAACAGTGCGAGAGATAACCTGCTGAAGCTTGAGGTGCGTGATTTGAATGAGGTCGGCGAAAGGAATCATGCGCCGAGTGAGAGACTCGATGACACCCTTGTACATACGTGGTGCTGTAGCCACATAGTTGGGGAGCGCATGCTGGCTGGCAGACTTAGGGCGAACCATGTTCTCTGCCACCTCCCACTTGAGCAAGATGTTCGTGCCCATAACCATGATGCCCTCGTACCAGACGTCGATGGTCTTCTCAACCTTTTCGAAGTTGCCCTCCTCCATCATCTCCTCCGGCGGATTGAACTGGTCGTCCTTTTCAATCATCCGGGCACCGTCGCCGTCAAGCTTCTTACGCTTGTATACAATCTTCTTGGTCGTCTTGTAGTTGAAGTACATCAACGTAGCTACGTCACGATAGAACATATCGTTCTCGTAGAACTGAGCCACGTTATAGTAGTCGTACCAACTCTGACTGTATTTGCTAATCTCCTCCAAGTCCTCGTTGGTGAGGCTGGGGTCGATTTTCATTAGCTCCGTGATAGGGAGGGTCTTAACCTCACCCCAGTAGAAGCAGTCCTTGAAGTATGGGTCCTCGGTGTAGCTATACACCACGTTGGCAGGGTCCACATACGAAAGCTCTACACCCGCACCCGGCAAAAACTCGTGCTTGGCGACACTGACGCCCAAAACGGCGAGGTCGTAGTCCATGCGCTTCCGCAAGTCCGAGTAGTGGTTTTCTTCGAGGATAGTATTGATGGCTTCCTCCTCAGCAATCTCAATAGCAGGCTTGTAGTTGAGCTGCATATATACCTGCAACTCCTCGTCGGTGCTAGGCAGGTCGTCAGGGTTCATAGTGAACGGGTCGACGCCAGTCTTTTGCTGGATGATGTCCAAGACAGGCTTGGCTACCATCTGCCCCTCAATCATATCCTGATACTTGCTGCGCTTGGCCTGAGACAAAGCGTCTTGCGCGTAAGCCTTGACCTTGAAGATGCGCTCCGACAAACCGTTGACTACGATGTCAATGAACTTGGGCAAGATGGGCACCGGAGTCCAATCCAAATTCAAATACGAAAGGTCGCCGTCGACGGCAAGCTCGTTCTTGTACTTGGAGACGCTCTGCTCGCCACGGGCATACAGGCGCAGACGGTTGAAGTCGCGCCATTGGTTGTAGAACCGACACTGGTTTCCATCCTTCTTAAACCACTCGTATTGAATGGCTTGCCCGACCATCAAGCCGTACTCGTCGCTGGCTTTTTCCGCGTCAGAAACAAACTGACTGGGGAAACCAGCAGTAGAGATGTTCACCTTGACGTCCTTCATTTAGTCCAGCAATTCACTACGAAACCCACGGTTGTTATACTTAGGCAAGGTAATACTTATTGAACTCTTCTGTTCCTGAGGAGTATACAGGTGCTTTTGGTTTGCCATAACCGCGAGACCACTGCTGATAGTAGCGTCAAAAGAAGTACGATTGCTGATGTCAAAGCGAGCCCAATCTTCTAAAGTCCTAACGAAAGGCATAGTGCCCATCTCCCCCGCATCGCGGAAGGTGCCGTCCATATCTATTCCCACGTGCTTTTCTATATAGCTCTCGACAGCCGCTGCGTGAGCTTGCTTGACGTCTTCAGAACTGTTGGGGATACCTCCTAGCTCCCGCTCCGTTTTGCTGAGCTTATTGAAGTGTTTGTCCGGCCTGTTCATACAGAACCCTCTATACCCACGGTTCTTGAAGTGGTACAATAGACGAGGCTTGTTGTTCTCGATAAGGATGGGCATGCCATAGAAAACGCAAGCCATAAGGACCTCCTCAAAGAAAATCTCTGCCGTCTGCGGGCGAGCCACATACTCCAAGAAAAACTCGTTAGTAGGGGCGTCGTCCATGTGGAACTTGGTCATTCCGTGAAGAGCACCGTTAGAACCACCACCACCCACAGTACCACTAATGTCGTAGGAGTCACATCCAAAGGAACCAATATGCTCATTGCCGGGGTATTTGACGCCCCTCTTGTCAAGCCACCGGTTTTGCATGCCCTTAGCAGGTGTCCAAGACACGTTAAAGCGACCGCGTTTGTCCGGGCTAAAAATAACTTTGCTGTCGCGAATGCCGTTCTCCCACTGGAAAGAACCCCGCGTGAGGTAGTGCTCTTTGACAAGGCTGTCTGCGTAATCAATCTGCTGGTAAATCTTGGTCAGATTAAATAAACTCTGCTTACTCTCATCCCGGAAAGCATGGGACTCAGTACGAGGAAATTGACGGTAAAACTCATTGAGCGCATCGGGGTCGTTCTTCATGCTCTCGACCTCCGCCTCCCAGTAGTCGATAGCGCCAGAACGAATCATCTCCCCGTCGACACCCTTCACAGATTTTTCTTGCGCACGGAATACGGGGTGCCCGAACTCATCGATGAAGCCCTCCATGTTGTACTCCATTGGGATGAAGAGGGAGTACATGCCGCTTCTGGTTTGTCCGTTGGCGTTGCGCACACGCGGGTCCGAATCCTCGTATAGCTTCTTAAAATTTGAGCCTCCCTTGGCGAGGGCGTTCGACGTAGAGCCCATAAGGCACTTGCCGATAATTCGGCTACCCAAGCGCAGACACGTCTTGGTAACACGCCAATTGTTGAGGATGTTGTTGGGCTTGACCCACTTCCCGCTCTCGTCATGGACTAGGAGCAAAAGCTTTTCTCCGTCGTAAGAGTTGTCGTCGGTGTTTTTCCAATCGATGGTGGTGTCCAGTCCGAAAATCTCTTCGTCCTCCACATCGTACATATTCTTCTTTGTAATCTTCGAAGCAGGTATACGAAACGCCAGTTCCGTTTTCGGCTTATCCATGCCGTCCTGTATCGGTTTGAAGAAGAATGGAAGGCGGTTGGCGATGGGTACCACCTTATCGGTGAACATCTTCTTGGCGTCGCCACCTGTCTTTGAAAGTATCCCAACTCGTGAATCCTTGGCTAGTGTTCCTGTGTTGACGCACTCGGAAGACCCCATAAACGAAAACCCGGAGCGACGAATCTTTAGGTACGTCATACCAAAGCTGCGTGGGTCTGCCTTGCACGCCTCCCAGAAGATAAAAAATATCCTGTTGGCCTCACGAAAGTCAGGATACCCGACGTCGATGCTAGTCCACTGCAAGTACATGTAGTGAGCACCAGTGATATACGTCGGGGTGCCGTCATTATAAAACCAATAGCCTTGCTCGCGACGGTCAAATTCCTCTTCGATATAGTCCACCCACTCTGCCTTGAAAAGCTTGTGCATGTCGTTCCACTGGAAGATGCTGGAGATTTTAGACAGAGCTTTGGGTAGCGGCTCACGAACCCACTTGTTGCCTTCGCTAAGTTTTTTTGGAGCCAGAGGAAGGGCGATGACAAGACCGTTGATGTCTATTATGTCACCAATCTGTCCGGTCTTAGAGATTACGACCATGTCGTATTTCTCGCTGTACCCGTATTGCCACGTCTTAGCGCGGTTCTTATTGGATACTACCCCCTTAGACACATGGTCATAACGGATGGAGTACAGTTTATCTGGAGCGTCGTTCTGCAAAACCCACCTTCGTTTCCGTCTTGGTGGACCCCAACTCCAACTCCTCCTCTTCGGAGTCTATGCGATTAAGAATTTCAAAGGCGTCCATAATAGCCAGCTTCTTAGTAGCAGCGGCGTTCTTGAGCCTATCGGCAGCCAAGTCGTCATCTTCGCCCGGCTTGAGGATGTCCTCCTGAGCAACCTTAATGAGTTGCTCTACGGCTATCCTACCTGCGGCGATGATGCGTTCCTTTAGCTTCCTTGAATCTTGCATGTGATTTGGTGGTCAAACATTCGGTACATCTTCTTACCCCCTACATTGAACTCGTACTCGCTATCGGGCTTGAAGGTTACCGTGTCACCAGACTTAATTCCTTGGGCCATAAGATAATCATTTGGGTAACTCATTATCCCCATCAAAGGCTCTTCTGTCAAAGGCTTGAATATGGTAGACTCCTGAGGAGGTATAGGGCTAACAAAACAAAACCTGTCGTGAGAGTTCCAATCGCCATCCCGACGCCACATATAGAACTGGTCGAAGTCTACTAAGAACAGGTCGTCACGAAGAAAGCTGCGACCGCTTTGTCGGCGACCCTTCATGTCGTTGTAATGCTTGAATACGTTGTGGTGTACAAGTAGCGTATCGCCAACTTGTATTGGGCCCGTATACCCCACTGGGAGCGCTACCACCTCACCCTCTCGGTTCGAAAACCGATGGTCCTCTTCGTTGCTACTTACGATAAGGTCTCCTTTGGTGTTGGCGTATCTCTCTCCCTTTACGATGAATTGCTCTACTGCCCTCAAAAGTTGATGTTGTATTCTATTGAAATTGGCATGGGCGCCGTAAACTCTTTCCAGAGTATTACGGTATCCTCTTGCTCAATGTATATGAGAAAGCTGCCTTCGCTGTATTTAATTAAATGCACATGGTGAGACCCGCCAAGAACGGCTTGTCCCACCACGTAACACATCGAGTCCTTGTAATTCGGACCCACACAAATCTTGCGGATGTCTCTCACACCGTAATAATACGGTAGAGTATCTCAATAGTCACAGGAGAATCTCCTGTTGTTGGACTAGGATTGCTTGCCGTGCCTAAAATCAAAGCTTGATTTGCACCCAACACGCCTGCGGTAGCGCCAGTAGCAGGAAGGAATGCTGCCGCAGCATCGGAAGAAGAGTTTACTGCGCCAAAGGGAAGAGTAAACTGGTCAGCCGTAGTCGTACCCAACGTCAAGTCGGTGCTGAAGCTATATGCCGTAGTGTTGAAGTCAAGCTTAAACGTAGCCGACACCACTTGAATGTAGTTGCCTGCTCCGGGAGCAACTATAAGGGTGCTGGAACTAGCACCAAGGTTGTTCATCTTTACGAACGTAACGCTTGCCGTAGCCAACTGACTAACATTATTTGCCGCAAGAGTCCCACTAACCGTAAGGTCTGAAACAGTGTTTGACCAATTGGTGCCGGTAGCTGTAGACGTTAGCAACTGACCGTTGGTGCCAACATCGCCAGAGCTATCTGCTACAGTACCGGTAACAGATAGGTTACCGGTCAAATTAATATTTTCTGTAGCAGAATCGCCCGCAGTAAGTACAGACTGCAAGTCAGCAAGCCCTGCAATACTGCCTACCGTAAAGTTTTGTGTCGCGTTTGTACCCCCTACGTCATCAGTACCAATGACTTTGTCTGTAGCCGTAGGGGTAACGACGGTATAGGTACTAATCTTAGCCATTCACTTCCGGCGGTCGCCAGTAATTGAGGTGATGAGCATATCGATGTACGAAAAGACAAGGTTGTCCTGCTGCGTAGGAGTCAGGTTAACAACAACTTTCGCGAAAGCCAGAGTGGCGAGCAAAAGCTCAGCCCAGAAATCAATAATGAAGTCAATCATAGAACCAAGGTACGGAATTCAATACAACCACGCTACGTTGCCAGATTTGCTTGGGTCGCAGTCCACGTGAACAAAGCTTTGGCCAATGCCGATGCGATTGAATCCCGCCTCGATTAAACCCTTGATAACAAGGAACCTACGGTTGGAACTGTCCGTCCTGATGTCGGCAGCCCAACCCGTAAGATGGGAAGAGTTAAGTACCCCGCCCACCTCGGAGTTGTGCTCTGCCGTACGAAAACCCGAGTTGATGACATAGGGCACCCCGCTGAGCTCGCGAGCCAAATCGAGCTTTTCCAAAAAGATGTCTTGCATCTCGTGGCCAGAACCCGGCTGGTCCGGGCTATCGAACTCTTCGTATTTGAAATACTTCACTTGATGCCTTTCTGTGCCAGCAAAAGCTTGAGCTCATCGACGGAAACAACAAGCTTCTCCAGCATACTCATGACCTGCAACTCCTGTTTCTCTAGCATCGCGATGCGGGCCTTCAGCTTTCCGATTTCGGTTTGGAGCTTGAAGTATACCCCAACGAGGGCCCCCGCGAGAGTGAGGATTTCGAATAGGGTAATGGTGCTGTCCATGATGCTTTATCCTGCCACTCAGGTTCGTCCCAGTAAATCCAATATTGCTGGTGTCTTTTGCTATGGTAAATATACCTAAGCGACATTATTCCTCTGGCTCCTCTGGCAACCAGCCCAGCTCCTTAGCCTCCTCTTCGGTAAGCTGTACGCAAGTGGATGGGATAAGCTGCTCGAAAGGAACGGTGCCGCCCTTGTTGGACTCCACCAAAGCAATCAAAGAATCCATCTCGGCAGCGGGCACGCCGGGAAGAAGCGCAACAAGCTCGTCCAAAACCAAGGCTGGGTTCATGTAAATCTCCTCCGCCGTATCGCCTACGATAGCAACCTTGTTTGTATCTGGATGCGTGATACGAGGGAAGTAATACTTCGTAACGTCGTTAGGTGACTGGAGAGAAAGGGGACGGCGCAAGCACCAAATTTGTGCGTCTATAGCTTCCGCCCGCTCGGCGCTGGTCAAGCTCAATTCCGGCTCGATAGGGATGTATACTGTGCTCATGGATTAGTAAATCTGAAAATGCGAGTTCATGTTGTTTTCTATGTCGGTGCGGTTGCTTGTTTTGTCAATGTCATAAAATACAAACTCTTGCGCGTTTCCAGAGTAAGCACCCAACGAAGTCAAAGTTCCTGTTTGTGCGTCAAGGCCTTCATATCCAGCGGTATACTGATTTACACCGTCTTTATAGTGGATACTGCTTACGCCCACCACTCCCTTTTTAATGAACGTCAAAAGGCTTTGAACATTAGAAAAGGTTTTGCCCGAGTCGATGTTAAGCATGTTTCCTAACCTCGTTCTAATTTGACTGCTATACAGGTATGCCCAAACATAGCTCGTAATGCTATCCCGCAAAAAGTATTGATTGCTCGGTACGTCTTTAACATGAAAGACCGCCATAGGATTACTAACCAAACTACTCGCAAAGGTGAGAGAGTCATTTGTCCAGACTAAGTTGGGTTTGCCGTTTACAGTATTTAAGTCCGTATTGACCGTGCCACCATGAATCTGAGGCTGACTTCCCGGAGTGCTCTGCGTAGCGTCGTTACTATTGCCACTCTGGTCGTACCAAGAATCGCAGTAACCCTCAGCA